TCATATTGGTAAAAAGAATTCTTACCCATGATTTCTGGATTCATATCAAACATCTCTTGGTAGTTAGTATATCTGTAAGGATCATAAAACTTATTACCAATGTTATCTGCTTGCTTTCTAAAATCTACTAATACTTCTGACTCAACAAAGAAATCTCTTATTGAAGATGCTGCTAAGTAAAAGTAAGAATCTTTACAAATAAAGAACCCAGGATAATTAGCAGCAGTATCTGTCTGGTAATTATAAGATTGTTTAATATTAACAAAGTAATCAAGATTATAAAATTGAGAAGGTTTATAACCATCACCTTTTGCTTTAGGGACATCTACTAAAAGAGTTGCAAAATTTGTAAATAAACTTGCTAAATCACTTGAATCATATAATGTACTATTTAACCAAAATCTTGGTCTAGGTATCATACTCTTTAAAAAGTAATTATATTCAAAACCATCCGGTTGATTATACAACCAATCAAAAAAGAATAACATGTTATTCTTTTCTGTGTATCTGTTTACATAAGTATCACCTCCAAAAAGTATTGGTGTTCTAGGAATTACAAATCTTTTTTTGCTAACAGAATTACAAGTTACAGCTGTTATTTCTTGAACATTAGAACCACTAAGTTTTTGTTCACAATTAGTAATTGTAATTTGTTTAATAGAATCTAACTGTCCATACTGATTTCTAACTCTACCTTTAAGAGCTCCATAGTGGCTTGCAATAGGTAATCTAAAAGAAGTAGCTATGTTATTTACATCAAAATTTGGAACAAAATCATTGTTTATTAAATTTTCACGTATACCTTGCTTTAATGTACCTAATGTAACTAATGATTTATCAATACCTAAATCTTTAGGACCCTTATTTTCATTAGCACCATTTTTAACTCTTAATGTAACTGTAGCTGGTCTTTTTAAATTATTGATACTATAAGATCTGTAAGTATTAGTATTATCAAGATACTTAGTCATCTGTTGAATGTTGTCTCTTAAATAAAAAGCATCATCAATAGTAAATCTTTTTGTATCTGTATTTCCTACAGGTTGCATTTGTGAATAAAAACCATAAGCTTGCATTTGAAGTGCAAACTGTTTATAAGATGTTACAGCATATAATATTTTAAGAGCAATATCAACACCTTGAGAAAAGTATGTTGCAATATTTGCCCCATTTGCAAAAATTCTAAGAGCTTGTGGTAAATAATTTGTTTTAGAAATTTCTGTTTGTAAATCAGGTGCTGTATAAATAGCTCCGATTTCTGTAAGATTATCTTTTGCTGAGTTATTATATAGTTCTCCTAATTTATCTTTATCACTTAATAAATCATTTAATGCACCTGCATTATTATAATCTTGAACGTCCTCAACTAAATGTTCAACATTGGTTTTAACAGTTTTTTTTGATTCTTTAGTATATTCTGTATCTACAGTTGATATATCACCACCTTTAACATCATCTATCTTTGTATTAATATTTCCATCACCAAGTGCTAAAACATTAGAATAAGAACCACCACCACCACCTGAAACTTCTTTACCAGTTATATTAGGACCCATTAAACTTTGGAATGCTAAACCTGGTTGAACAGTTGTTCTTTTACCAACATTTGCAATTAAAGCTTCAGCAATACCAAATATAACCATGACAAGAATAGTTGCATCAGATAATAACTTAAACTTAGGATGGTCAGAGGGTGTATTAAATTGTTGATTTGATAAACCTTGTAAATGACCATAAAGTTTAAACTCAGGAGTAGATAAGAACGGAGTTCTAAACATAGTGTCTGGTGAGTGAAAACTTATTATATCTGATGGTACTGTACTTTCTATTCCTGCTTTAATATATGGATCAGATTGGTTTTGTACATTACCCCCTATTGATGAATTTACAGGAGTGATTGTATTAAACGGGTAATTAGCATAGAGACCTGTGTACTGATTATTATTACCGGCAATTTTGTAAGTTCTATAGTTATTAACCATCCCTTTAGCAACAATAGTCTTGTTACCCTCTCTAGATCCTCTAAGTATTTCATAACCTGCAATTCCTGGTATATCATTACCATCATTATCTTTTGGTAGCTGTATGTTTGTAAAAAATACACCCATTAATCTTATAAAATAATCATTACCTACATTAGTTTGTGGTGTAGGATTACTTCTAAATCTGATTGCATCAGTTGTGTTGCTACCATTAATAAAATCTTCAGGAAATTTATGATGTCTGATATGCTTACCACATAAGTCAAAAGAAGCATCTGTTGCTCCTGTCCAACATAAACTACTTGGATTCCATATTTCCGGTCTATTATCAGGATAGCTTTCTGTTGATTGCCAGTATCCCATGTCTCCTGTTGCTATAACAGTTCCCCCATCATCGGTAGTAGTACCAATATAAGAATTGTTATTATCAGCTGTAGCAGTGTTATATATTTCAAATACTCTTTCATCTGTAGTTAAAGTATTTGTATCTCCGTTTAATGTAGATGTTTCTTTAAATATTACTCCTGTTGTAGGAAGAGTAAAGTCTCTAGGTGCTCTTCCCGGAATATGGTATGAAGAAGTTTTGTCTCCAGTGTTGTAAACCCATCTAATAAAAAATGAATATACTTCATCTCTCATGTAGTTAGTTTTGTTACCACCTTTCATATAATAGTTAGCAGGGTATTCTACAGAAGCCCACTTAGTTGTAATCATATTAGCCAAAGGCTGGTAATTAAAATCAAATTTAGATTTAGGACCCACTCTTAGTAAGTAAGTATTTAACTCTGCAATCTGATCACTACTTTCAAATACCGGAGTTCTTAATGGTAATTGTTCTAATGGGATTGTAATATTAGAAGGATCAATTTGATCAAAAGATAATGCTGAAGTATTTGTTGAATAAACACCCATTCTTTTAGCAACAGTTTGTTGATTAGTACAACTTACTATTACTAACTCAAACTCATCAAAGTTTAATCTATCAGCTTCAATCTCTAAATCTAAAGATCCTTCAAGATCATCAGGAGAATATACAAACTGATAATTACTTTGTGAAAAATAATCTGTAACCTTCTGACCATTTATTAAATAAGCAATTACTACAAAGTAAGTACCATTAGCTAATGTACCACCTGTTTGTCCTAACTTTAATCTAAGACAAGGTGTAGTCATCAGTCTAGCTAATCTTATTCTTTCACAGTCAAGAGTATTACTATTTTCACATATGTTACAGTCATTTATAATCTTGCAAGTTTCTTTCCACTGTACACCTGGCCAAAGTGATTTTGTACTAGTTCCTAGTAGAGAATAGTAATTAGCCATAACTCCTGTTGCCCCACCAAATATATGATTATCTAATGATGGCCAAGTTTTAGAATTTCCAATATTTAAAAACCTATCCGGGTTTAATCCATCAGCCCAATATATTTGCCAAGTACAATCTTCTCTTTCTCTAGAAGTACCTGATATTAAGTATCTCTTGTCAAACTTTAAACAAGGATCAATCACAATTGGTCTGTAAACACAGTTCTCTTCTTCAAATAATCCTATTTCAGAATTAATTGGTTGACCTAGTGAATTATGACCTGCTGTAAGAATAACCCATTTATCGGAGTATAGATAGATTGCTCCAATTACATATTTTTCTTTAACCTGTGGTGGAAAAAATTTACCGGATTCAAAACAAATATAATTGGCAGACTCATTAGATAATGAACCTACTCTACCTGTTTTAGAATTGTTGACCATGTTTATAGCATGCGTCCACATTCCTTCAGTTACATAAGAAGGATCAGAATCTTTGTTCAGACCCTTTATGAAACTGTCAGTAATATTCTGAGAAGTATCTTGCATGTTTGACATATTATATCACTTTAGTATTATAGTTTAATCTTGCATAGTTTCCTCTTGTAGGAGCTTTGAACATATCATAGTATTTAGAATACTGTGCTCTTCTATTAGTCCACCATAGTTGCTCCATCTCTTTGAAGTTTGGAGTATTTATAAAGCTTAATGCATTTACTCTAGCATCTTTTAATTCAGGTAAAATAATCTGTAATCTTTGACCAATATTTTCACCATTAAGTGCCAAGTTTTCAAATATTCTTTTCTTAAATGCATACTCATAGTAATCATTAAGTCTTGGGTGATCAGGAACCATAATGTTTCCATCATCATCAATAAGTTCACCTTGATAGTTTACATATACATGACCATCTTGGAAAGTAGTAAATAAGAAACCATCTTTAAGCCAACCTTCATCCGGTCCATTGTAATACAAGTTAGGACATTCACATTCTATGTTCTGACTTGGTTTCATTCTTAATTGCACAAGCGTAGTGTACTTTCTTGTAAGTCCCGCATGAACAACTTGTATTAATTCATATGACTCACCTTTACAATTCATAAATACTCTTGGAGCTACACAAGTATTTCCATAAGGATTTTCAGGATCATATTCCGGAGTTGTGGTTGTAATAGGTGTATTAAGTTCACAACCTGCTGTATGATTACATGGATTAGAATTACATGTTCTACAGTTAACAGTTTGAACTGCACATGAATCTACACCACCAGGAAACTCTTGATACTTTACAGTTCCTAAAGGAACCTCTTGTATATTAGTGCCACCTACTCTACCATCATAACCTACATGTTCTGTTCTTTCACGACAAGACATACCAAAATTCCATACATAGAAATCATCTGGTAATTTTACTCTACCATGACAAACATCCAATACAACTTCTTTAGTTTGATTAAGTCTCAAACCTAAGTCATAATTAATTTTTCTAGCTAGTTTAATTAACTGCTGAGGATCTATCATGTTCTCCAATGCAAAAGTTGGTAGATCAATCAGAACATCTTCCATCAACTGGTCAAATGTTCTGTACCGGATTGTATAGTTGTACATTTATCTTTGTATTAAATAATTATTATAAACAGTTTCTTTTAAAATTTTTCTTGGTCTACCATAATAAAACTTATGAATTAAGCTGTCTCTTTTTAGTTGAAAAAAATCTTCTACCTCTCTTTTACTATTAAATAAAATAACTTTTTTAGTCTCTAAATTAGTAACTATAACTACTTTACCTTTACATCTTGTACCTTTACTTTTTGCTCTTGCTGTTTTTATAGCTTGAATATGATTATCAGTATAATTTCTTTTTTGACCTCTTAACTTAATCATTCTAGCTTCAACCCATTCTAATGATTGTTTTTTTCCTTTTAAAGCTGTGGATACTCCAGTTCTTGTTTTAGATCTTTTTGCTAAAGATTCTTTAGTTAAATGTTTTAAATCTTCTCCACCATAGGTTAAATTATATCCATTGTTTCTTAAACAAGTTTTATGATAATCAATCCAAAATATTTCTCTCTCAGTTAAAACTTTTATATCACATTTTTCAACAGGAAATATGACAAACTTTTGTTTTTTGTTCCAAGCTTTTTGTAAATAATCATTAGCATGTCTTGATGCTTTTAAATCATTAACATGATCTCTAACTCTTGTTTTAAAATGTTTAGTTAATCCAAAATACATTTTACCATTGTCATAATTTAATATACAATATATACAAGGTTCATTATATACAGGTTCTAGAATTTCCATTATCTTAAAGTATTTTGACCATCATCTGGTCCATCAGTAGGAATTTGTAATGACATTGCTAACTCTTTCACAACCATTTGTTCAATTTCAGAAAATAAATATTCTGGAAATGGTAATGAAAGATCTTGTTTAAGCTTACACTGATCTTCAGGGTCACATAAAAAATCTCCTTTATCTCCTTGGAACATAGCCTCTACTCTTACAGCCTCCCAAATCAAATTAGGAAAATATAAATAGCCATTTAAAAACCAAAAATATTTTCTTTTATTATACTTAAATGTAGTAGATTTAGTTATAGAAACCCAAGTACCAGGATTAGTTCTAAAGATAATTTCTGAACCATCTATTGAAGATATGGTACGTATGATTGGTCCAAATAAACCGGAAAGCATATCTGGAATTTTTTCTTTACTTCTTTTAAAATAACAACCTGAATATACACCAGTACATCCAGCTTCTATTTTATCAACATCTATTAATTCTACATAAGGTAATACAGAAAAAATATTACTCAGCTGCATCAATCTATATTGATTATCTTCTCTTTTAAGAAGAGTCTGTCCATACTTTATAATAGAGTAATAGATTACTCTATCAGTCAAGAAGGCATCTTCTTTAACGGCCTTTAGTGTATTCCTAACCCTTGATATTGCTTCTCCTACTGTAGTCATAAGTCAAATTCATTATAAGTCTCTAATTTTTTTAGAGTTTCTTTATTATTTATTCTTTCATACTGCAATTTCTGATATACTTCTTTAATTGCTTTTGTATTTTCTACTACCAAATACATATTCCAATTTTCAGGATATGTTTTAGAAACTGCTCTTTTAAAATCTCTACATGCTGTAAAACTCCAAAACTCTCTATTTTTTATTTTATGTTTTGGTGCATAGTTTGTAAAAAATATCTTTGCTAACTTTCCATCTGTAGCAAAATTATTATTTGATACTTCTACACCATATTGATTTGATTTAGCAAAGTCAATGTTCTTCTTCTTACTATGTTGACATGTTCCTATAAAAAGCCATCCTATCTGTTCTGGTATTTGCACTCCATCTCTATTGTCAATTACCATTGTATATAATGCTTTATTAAATGCTTTAGCAATGTTTTTTAAAGCTTTATTATCATAAGTACTATACTTAGGATATTTCTTTTTAAAGCTATCAAAAAACTCTTTATCCAAAAGTGTAAGTATTTCAGGTCTATATCTTGGTGCTGATAAGTCAGGTTTCTTAAACTCTCTCATAATAATATAGTAAAAATTAGTTAGTTTAACAAATATAGCTATAAAACAAAACCCCTACAAGTGCAGGGGTATGTCTAGTTGAAGATAAACCAACAAACTGCAACTAATTAGACTGGTGGGGTAAATACTGTAAGGGGCATCTTCATACTCATGTAATGAAACTCCTTTATTTTCTGCATTGTTACCCCTAGTTTTGTTCTATATTCTGTGTACAATGCTTTTGATGGTACTTGAGCATTTGTATAGTCAACTGTTAAAGTATAGGGTACTTCTTGATTTATTGGATAAACCAGTTTTCTTATTAGAGTAGCAGTTATTATTCCAGATTTTTTATCAGGATGTCCTGCAGGAAATAATGAATTCCAGAATCTTCTATTAACATCTTCAAAGGTGTCACTTAAATAAATTATAATACCATTAGAATGATTAATCAATTTTGATAAATCTAATGGATCAATACACCCTGTACAAATATTACCTTGGTAATCCCAATACTTTCTTGATACAACTTGTGTTAAATAGTTTGTTAAAGCTAGTTTAAAAGCATTTAAAGTAGCTCTTTTTGTTACTTCTGAGTCTTCTGCAGAAAGGTTATTTACATCAGGTATATAACCTTCACATGTATTACCTATCATTTTAAAATATTTATACTCAAATGGATCCATAATAATTAAATTAATTCATATTTATATCTATGTAATGGTAAAGCATCAGCAGCTAATAAAAAAGTTTGTTGTGCTAAAATGAGTTCATTCCAATATAACTGTTGAGTATCTCTTCTTTGTCTTTTCAAACCTAACACATCTCCTATTGCACAGTCACCTAGATCAGAACTAAACTGATTTATAGTTGGATCCCAAGCATAATACAGAGTATCTTCATTACACCAAAAATATTCACCTGGTATACCAACTGTTGGTATTTCAGAAATTAAGTTTACAGGTAATAACAATACCATATGATCTTTAACTGTTGGTAGTCTATCAACTATTCTATCACCATTCAAACAAGCAAATTGATAATTATTCCATATCCAGTAAGTATATTCTGGACATCCAAAATCTAATGTAGCTGAAGATAATCTTCCTTTGTACACTATTGTCTGATCAGCCATACCATCAGGTTCCCAAGGAGAGTAATCTAAAGGTAAAAGTGCAGCACAATATGTATCACTATCTTTTCTATCTTGCGTACTAACAAGTATACAAGATATACCTGTTATATAATCATTTCTTAGGTCTCTATAATCATCTACAAAATCTTCACTTGGACTAATGCAACCAAAACTTTTTAATTCAGAACAACTTATTGTTGTATCATCTCTATCAAGAAAATTTATTCCAGGTGTTCCAAAATTTAAAAACTGTAGATTACCTCCAACATATTCTGAATATATACCTTCTTCATCTTGTTCTTGAACATAACAGTCACAAGAGAAATCATAATACACAGATTTTTTACAACCTATTGAATCTGTTACATCTAACCTAACTAAAGTAGATTTAATTACATCTCTTTGATCACATACTTCAGAAGTGTTTTCAGTTAAATCTTGTGGTTGTAAAGGAGTAATCCAAGTTTGTACACAAATAATTTCTGTACTTTCTCCTGCTAATAATGTAAATGATATTTGAATACTTTCACAATTTATATAAGTATAGTTCCTACTAGTACCTCTACTATTTGTTAGTATTAAATAATTACAAGTAATTGGATAATTTGCTAGAATAGAATTAGCTCCTATAGTATCTAAATCAAGAGTACTAAGATTAGTATCACCTAATACATCATGTCCTACAAAAGGACCTTGTACTATTGTCCAGTTATATGTATAGGGTCCTGTTCCATTTGTTACTGATGCTGTAAGAGAGGGATAGCTACCCTCAATCCCGCTTATTGATACTGACATAGCACAATTCTCACAAGCTGCAGTAAAAAGCTTCTGAAGGGCTACTTCTACATTATCATTTTGTAATATAAGATCATACTCCTGACACAATAATAAATCTTGACCAGAGTATGCAATACAAGCTGCATCTATAATTTCAGAACATTTGTTATTCTGAATACACTCTTGTGTAATACATGGTTGTGGTGCTGTAAATAAAGTTCCTCTACAACTTTTACATTTTTGAATGTTGCTCATAATATTTTATGTTAAGGATACAGAATTAGCAATTGTGTAATAAGCATCTGCTGTACATCCTTTTGCATCTGTAACTTTAAGTTTAATTAATGTTTTATATATAGCATTTCCAGAAATACCTTGAAAATAATTATTAGCATTGGTTGCTAAAGTTAATGTAGAGGTATTAAGAGCACCAAGAGTATGACCAGCATACCCTGAATTTTGATTTGCTATCCATGCATAAGTATAAGGACCTGTGCCTCCTATAATTACAGATTCTAATAAAAAATCATTTGTAGAAGACAAATTAATAGTTACACTTAAATTACATTTACATAAAAATTCTACTATGTTAGATAGTATTTGTGATAATGGATTGTTAGCAAATATAATACTCTTGTTACCACATTTGATATCAGCTGTAGTATATTCAAAGCAAGTAGCATTAAACATTTCTGCATTACTACATTTATTTGGTGTAGGGCAAATTACTTCAAAAGGTCTAACTGTTTCACAGTTACACGTTTCAAAGTTACATACATTACATTTATTACAATTACTTTCCATTTTTTATTATAATTATTCTGGTTCAAATTGACAATCTTCTTGATCAATTACAGCATTGTAAAAGAAATCATGACTACAACCAAAAGTATCTATTACTTCAATTCTTATAGTACCAGCATATTTTTTATTATCACCTGGTCCTATATAAAACTTATTAGGTAAACAATACACAATAACATAAAAACCAAATGTTCCACTAACCACAGGAGTAAAACATAAAGGATAATTTTCTTGATCATAAGTTACACAATCAGAAAGTGTAATACCTGTAAAAGGTCCTTGTACTACAGAAGCATTAATTGTATAAGGTTGTACACCACCAATAATATTAAAACCCAATGATGAACCTACATATACACCACCTGTTTGAAAATTAAACTCAATATCTATTTCACAATTTTTATTACAGATTGTATCTACAAGTGTTGTTAACACAGTAGGTAATGATTCTCCTGATTCCACAAGTACCTCACCATTACAAACTATTGGATCTCCTGTATAGTTAACACAATCAAGATCAAATATCTGTTCACAGTCTGGTGCAGGTGGACAGTTTCCACCATACTCACAAGGAGTAGGTGGAATCGGTGCAATATTTTTACAATCTTTTTTCATTAACAAATATTTTTAATATCTGTATTACAAGGTGCCAAAGTAGCTGTCATACCTTCTAACTGAATCCAACCAAAACCTCCTAAATTATTAGGTTCACCAGCTTCACATTGAAAAGGAAATCTATAATCATCATCATAGTCAATTTGGCGAACATTATTTACAACATGATTAGGAGTTACAGGAGTAACACCTGCTGTTTGTGCTGGTAGTGTTGTTGTATCACCATCCATTGTATTAGATGAATGAAAGTCTGGCCATGTATTAAGAGCAGTTCTCCATCTTTGAATTCTATCCCCTTGATAAACTCTAGACACCATACTGTTTAATGCAGATGTACCAAAAATATTACCAGTAACTCCACCTGCACTATACTCATTATCTTTTAATATTTGTAGTGCCATTCTTTTATCACTATATATAAAAATTTTACAAACACTATGTAGTATACCTGAGTGATTAGTTGTAGCACCAGACGCGTTATTATATATTATATATCTAGAAGCAACTACATAATTACTTGAAAAAACAGATTGATCAAAATTTACACCATTTCCTACAACACTAAGCGGCACAACACGAGTATCATTATTAAAAAAAATAGCACCATTATTATCAATATCTACACCACCAGTACCTATAAAAGGGGCTATTTCAGTTCTTCTACAATATGTATCAGTACTACCATATGTATAAGGAATAACTGCACCAGCACTAGTTTGTAAAGGAACCATCAATGCTCCTCTAAAATATACAACATTACCAATTCTTCTACATTGAGGTTTCCAAGTAGGAGTATCTACAAACCAACTAAAACCTTCTAAATCAACCCAACCTGTATCATTTACTACAGCTCTTATAGTAAAGTCGGTAGCATCAGAGGTAACAGTTAAGTTTACACTACTTGTATCTTGAACTAATATTCCTTTTGCATTTACTGTATAAGTTGTATCTCCTGCTGTTGGTCCAGTTTGTGTAACAGTAATGTTTGCTCCTTGTTGTACAATTGTATCTTTACCATCAACAGTATAAGTTGTAATATTAGTAGAAGTAACAGGAGTTACTGTGATGTTATTTCCTGCAGCTACAATAGGTAAATTAGCAGATACAGTTACAGTATCTTTCTTACCACATGCTGTAGTAGCGGTAGTAGTTGTAATATTTACACTTGTGTCACCTGTTACATTTTTAACTTCATATGTTTTATGAGCTTTTCTAATATCAGAAACAGTAATCCATAAGTTAATAAAACTATCACTTAAATTTTGTGGTGTTGCAATCCAAGAAGTATATTCTGATTGCATTGCTGTACCGCAATTGAATAGTGATGGTGAAGTTGCTAAAGTAGGAACATAAAGACCAGCTGATGTATTACTTTGAAAGTTGTATGCTGTAAATACATTCCCTGGTTGTCCTAAAGAACTTAATAAAGCACAATAACCATGAGTATCATCATTTACTAAAGCTGTAAGTATAACCTCTAAATTATGTGAAGTACCCGCTAATACACCATCTGGATTATCTTTTAATGTACAGTCTACTATAAAAGATGGTAATACATATGGTACTGGAGGTGGTAAGTTTTCTAATATAGTTACTCTATTATCAATACTAGTAATTGTAGTATTTATAGTACCTATCTGATCAACAAGACTACAAACTTTTTCACCAATCATCTGTACATAATCAAGCAACAACATTGTTGTTTGTGTTGCTGATGTTTTAAAGCAATCTGCTATAGGAACAATACAGTTAGTAGGACACGGGTCAGTTATTGCAGCAGGTCCTGGTGTTCCAGTTCCAGCATTACATATTTTGTTAATTAATAACTGTATTAATTCACTAAATGTATCTGGAGGATTATTACCAACCTGTAAACATGTAAGATCTAAATTACTTAAATCTAACTGATTCATGATTGTACATAATTCAGTAGCTAAATTATATATTACTGTGGATATACTATCTCCTGTACATAAACTGATACAGTCTATATTTGGTCCTTGCCAGATAACACAGTTACTAGATACTGGAGAACATGGAGAATTATCTAAATTTAATGGTTTCATAATTAATACTAGTTAATATAATATACAAAATAATATTGTTAATTACAATATGGATTACTACAACAGTCTGTTGAAATAGTACATACTATAGACTTGTCTCTTAGTGACGCTAAGTCAATAAGTTCTTTTCTTATTAAAGATTGTTCATCTTCTTCCGGACAGCAATTTGAAATACCATATCTTTCAGTAAGAACTCTATGATATAATATTTCTGCAGCTCTACAAGAAATAGATTCAAATTTATCCGGAGTACATGCAGGAACCGTATAACCTGGTTCTACTAATCTACCTGTTCTTTGTACTGGACAAACCCAAGGATTATCATTAAATAAAGTTGGACCAGAATTAAAAGGCTGTTCATAAATATTGATACATGCTCCATATTGTATAACTATGTCTGTTGCAGGATCAATTGGAATAGCCCATCCAGCACTACAAAATTTATCACTTGTCTCATTTGGTTGAAGTGTAAATTGAGGTTCAAAAATTTCTCCAGTATTATCATAAATATAATACTGATATGTTTTTGCTTCTGTAGAATCATTTGTTACTCTGATACATCCAACCTCTGCTTCTGGTTTACAATCAATACAAGTTTCAAATTCAGCAGCTATTTGTATCTCTACACTTAGTTGTCCTGTAAGTAAAGTGTGTTCTTCAACATTCCAACATATTGGATTATTTACAAGATTGATTACTTTACCCACATAAGCTGTCATGTCAGTATATGTAATAATTGGAGCAGCAAAACCTTCACAGTCTGTAAGAATCCAATATTCTCTTAAACATATCTCACAATTTTTAAAGTTTTCTTCAATAGTTATAACTGATGTTGTAGGAGGCTTAATGTTTATTTGCTCAATACTCCAGCATCCACCACATGTTGAATCTGTAATTGTTCTACCTACGTAAGCAGATAAATCTTGTTCAGTAAATTTTACTTCACCTGTCTCACAGTTAGTAACTCTATAAGCAATTACAGGAAGACAATCAATACATGTAGCATATGATTTACTTACAACAACAGAAACTGCACAATCACAATCTTCTACTGACTCAGCTTTACTTATAGTCCAGCAACCATCTTCACCAACAAGACTTACAATTTTATTTTGAGCCCATAATGTTTCTAAAGCAGAAGATGTAGATTGAATAACAATTAAAGGATCCGCACAATTTGTTAACAAGTAACAAGTTGGTTGACTAACACATGGTTGTCCTTCAACACATTCTCCATTAAAGACTATAGCTGGTGTACCACCACTTGTAGAAACTTGTGGTATAATTTTAGTACATATATTTGTGGGACCCGCAGCTGAAGATAATACATCATCTGTATTAACATAAGTAACAGCACCTGATGTTACATAATAACAATATTCAGCCACTGCTGTTGGTTCACCTGTAACAACTACTTCTGAAGGACTAGGACAATTGCTTTGATCAGGATTTAATACCACATAATAAGTTCCACCATATACACCACTTATTGTAACATCAAAATTAAAAAATTTATTAGTGTCAACAACATCAATAGTAGACCAATACAAAATTTCTTGTAATTCTGCAGGATTATCTTTTACTGGATATAATATGTAACATTTAGGTCTTACTGCCATGATAGTTTATTTTTTAATTGTGTTCACATATCTGTTTGCACCCCATACATTTTTTTGTACAGTTAGTGTTGGTGAACCTGTTGTAGTAGTTGTTGTAGGTTTAGAAGTTAAACCTTTTTCATAAAATGATATGCAGTTTGTACAACAAGCTTTACCATCTCCAGCAGTTTTTCTTTGGCATCCGCAAGATAGTCTTGCACCACAATTTGAACATGTCATAATAGTTAGTTTTTAAATTAGTATTAACAGTTTTTACATTCAAATTTATTCAAAAGTTTTAAAGCATAGTTATATAATGTCATACCTTTTTGAGATTCATGACAAAATTCTACTTTAGACTTTGCTGCATCAAGATACATTTTAATCAATCTTAATCTTTCTAGCCTTTCTTTAACCTTAGCTGGTGGATCACATGCAGCAACTTCTAAGCTACATAAGATTTTTTCATATTTGTTTAATGCTTTTGAAATTCTTAAATGATTGTACTGTACAAATACTTGATCATTAGGAGAAACACTGTAAGTAATATTATATACACCATCTGGTATATCAGAATATGTACTTCCACAACCTTCTTTTTGTATAGCTAAATCACAAGCTGTAATATTTGTATGACCAAATTCTACAAAGTCTTGTGTCTTTGTTGCACTTAGTTCTACGGAATGAGCAAATCCTGGTACACCAATTTGTAATTTAGGACACAGTATTGGAATACTTGGATTACTTGTCTGATATATACTTGTATCAAATATTTTTAATACACAAGTATTCATAACAGTTGGGACTTCTAAACTTAATACATGATTTGCCATATGCTATAAAATAAAAAAAGGAGAGAAGAATTTGAAACTCTCACTCTCCTTTTAAAGTTTATTATTTTTTTTATGTGATTGCTCCAGGAATGTTCACAACTGATACACAGTTTGTACCACAACTAAATGTTTCTAAACCATCACAGTTATTTCCACAAGCATTTAACCAAGCTTCAACAAATGTTTTTAAAGCTTGTCCTTGTCCACCATCAGTTGGAGTTACAGTAGATGCAACAATAATCTCTAATAAGTATTGATCATTATCAAAAGTACTAGATGCATTGTTGAAACGCGGAACATGGTGTTGAATATAAAATCTATTGTAAGATGAATCTCTATCAATAACATTCAACATTTGGTTTCCTTGAGTAATCTCACGGATACGGAAATCAGAATGGAAGAAGTTTTGTCTGTATCTTTCTGAAAGAATTACATCTCTCAATACAGTTTCACCTAAACCGTTTGCTTGTCTTCCTTGACACTCAGTAATTACACACAATCCTTGGAATGTACATGGATCACCATTTAAATCAGTTTCAGAAGCATATAATCTTACTGGCTCTTTTTCATAGAAATCAGAAACTTGGAATGTACAATCACCAAACTTAGTATCTACATAAGCACCAAATAATGTGATACCTGCATATTGACCAACAACGTGACCAGGAGATACATAATTATCCCAAGTACCACCGATTGTATAACCTGCTGGAGGTGTAACACCTGTTAAATCAGATCCTGGTTTGTACCATAATGTATTATTCTCAGCAGTAACTACAGGATAGATGAAAGGAGCAATTAATGGAGAATCAACAATTTGTTGAGCCCATTTAATATATACTTCAGTAGCATCTACAGCAGTTGGAACAATGTTTCCAGTTGGGCAACATCCTGTGTAAGCAGTTAATGTTAAGTAAGCATTGTGATTTAAGAATCTTAATGCAGGAGAACCTTTAATATCTAAACGTAAGTTATAAGTTTCACCACATAAGAAATCTTTTTTACAATTATCTTTAGCACCAGCAGTATCTACAGTTAAAATAACTTCAGTAACAGCACCACCATCAGACAATAATTGACCAGCAATTGAAGTTAATGTATCAGCAGCAACATATCCTGTACCACCATTAACAATTTCTACTACAGTAGCTTGACCACCTACAACAGTTACTTTAGCAATGAATCCAGAACCTGAACCACCAGAGAAAGCAATTTCATTATAAACACCATCAACAATGTTTGCACCATCATTAGTGATTGTCAAACTTAATACTTGGTCATCTGTAAATGGAGTATATCCTACATGGATAACATTTTGAGATGCTGGACAAGCTGGAGCAAAGTAAAATTTGCTTACATACTTAGGGTTGATTTCTTTAGACTTGTTAGACTCTAAATAACCACCGTGGAAAGGTCCAATTTTATCATTTGAAAATAAAGAACCTGATGCCAAAATTAATGGGCAACATCCTGAACCACTAAAAGTAGTTGGTTGAATCAACCAAGTTTTTGGATTAACAAAAGCATACTGCCCAGCTGTTAAAATGTTTCCTGTTGTTCCTAAGACACCACCTGCTTTAGCAGTGTAACCTTGTGTACCCGGAGATAAAGCATTTACCCCTACAAAGGATTTTTGAAATGCATGATTAAAATAACTCATTTTTGTTTTGTTTTAGTTAATAAATAAATACTATATAATATAGTGAAAGATTTTATAAAATCAAAATTATTTCAAGAAAAGTAATTTATATTTTGCAGAATTCATTGTAGACTTGATTGTATCAAGATCATTAACAATTTCTGAGTATGGCATTTTGTCTTGTAACTTACATACCATATCACACATATCTTTTAAATAATCTATAGCATCAGCAACTGTATCTAGCTTTCTAGGAGCAGCTTCAGCATAAGCTAATAGTTTTTCAGTAGCACCTTGGAAACCTTCTGCTAAATCATCGGCATGTCCTGGTAATGCATCATACAATTCATTAAGAGCTTTGTGTGCAGCATAGGAACCAGTACCAGTTACTTTTAAATGTAACTTATGGAAACTAGTTGCAGCATTCATTAATTCACTTACACAAGCTGCTGTAAGAGATTCTACGTTATCATTAGCAGGAGCTGTAGCATACTCACTACTTGCTTTAGTTGCACCTGGTCTTTTTAACATTCTTTGCATTGTTAATTATTTTTTTCTGATGATTGAGAATTTCTACTGTATTGGTTTGTAGATTCAATATCTCCAGCTATTATTGCTGTAGCATCATCAATTAGTAATTCAATTATATCATCTTTAAATTCACATGTTACATCAGCAGCTGCAATAGCATTTGTATAAGGATCTGAGCAGTCTAAAAATTCTACTCTTCTTGGTTGTCTATAATATATTAATGATAATGCTCCTATAGTAAAATCCCCATTAGTGTAAACATTAACATTATTATTGCTTAGAGTAGCAAAGGTTTCTCCCCACTCAAAGCTTGGTTGTTTTGCTTTATCTCTTAAAAGTTCAGATACATTAGATTCTTCTGTAAGATAGATCATCATCCTCCGGTTATCACAACAGCCTTTTTCTCCAGTAAAATCTACCCGCTTCCATGCTAAATAATTAGTAGGTAAAGCAGCAGAATAAAAAATTTGTTTATTAACAGGAGTCAATTGAGTTGTGGTAAGTAAAACCTGTAAGTCATCTTTTCTTCTATTAGTTTGCTCATCACCTTCTTTAACAAGATTCAATCCATGAAGTTGTCTTCTTACCCATTCTACCTGAGCTTTATTAAATGCCTCAACTATTTGCCAACATTGGATGTTGTCGTAATCTTGGCTATCTAATTTATTCAGCCTTTGCTTTACCTTTATTTCAATAGTACTGTTTAACATTTGTTATCTTTTTTTTGCCATTGCTTTAAATGTCTTAGCTAACTGTTTAGCTTTACCTGTACAACCAGGTTTAGTTATAGGGGTACATTTACCTTTTGTACCCCTTTTCTTAATATCAGCTGTAGCTTTTTGAATCCAGTTTTTATCCTTCTTCTCAGCCATTATTTTTTCTTTTTAACTACTGTTTTTTTAACAACACCTCCTTTTTTCATACTCCATGAATCATTTTTATTTCTACCAACATTGTTAATAATTCTGTTTGTTTTTCTTTCAGCTTTATTTACATCTATTGGTGTTTTTGATTCAGATTTTACAGTACCGTCTTTACCAGTAACAGTTTTTGTATAAGATGAACTAGGTACAAAACCATATGATGTATTATAGTTTTTAGTAACTTTATCACCATTTAATTTAGTTCTTGTTACAGATGCCTTTGACTCACTACGATCAGCAGTTACACTTCTTTCTCTTCTAGATTTTAATCTACCATCAGGAGTTAAAATTCCACGATCACTATCTGAATCTCCACCATCTTGTTTTTTAACTAATGATTTTTTAATAGTTGCACCACCCATTTTCTTTTTACTATAGGTTTTATCTATTGCTTTACTTAATGCTTTTTCATTTTTAGGATTTGCAGAACTATAATAACCCATATTAGGTTTACCAGGTACTGATTTTCCAACAGTATCACTTGGTACGGCACCTTTATTATTTTTTAAATAATCTTGAAATGGTGTTGAGCGTTTATACTCTTCACCTACAACTTTACCACTTTGAGCTTTAGTTAATGATTTTTTAGCTACTGATTTTTTTATTGTTGCCATTGTATTTTGATTTTATAGATTTAACACTTTTTCTTAGTTGCACCACCCATTTTCTTTTTGCTCATTTTAGCACCAGCTATTCTATCTGCTGCAGTAGCTTTAGGGTTTTTATCTACACCAGCTTTAACAGATAGCATACCAAAAGTAGAACCACCTTTTTTAAAACTTGGTCTTTCAGATACACATCCACCAGTAGCAGATCTAACTGTACCTGGAGGGCAAGAATGTTTAACAGCGGTTAGTTTAGAACCACCTTTCTTCATAGACTCCATACCTTGCATATTAGGTCCTGTTGCACCTGCATTTGGAATACCAAATATTTGTCCTTTTGGTGTAGCAGAACCAACAGTAGTTTTCATTGTAGAACCTCCTGTTTTATATTTCATACCACCACATTTCATACACTTTGCCATGACTATTTCTTTTTAGTTTTAGTTGTTTTCTTATATGCGGAAACTACAGCATCTCTTTTTTTCTTATCTGCTTGAGCTTTTATAACTCCAGGGTTTGTACTATCTGGACCAGTATGCACATTTTTAAAATCATACATTCCCTTTACTTGTTTACCATCTTGAGCTTTAGGTAAGCTTTTTTTAGTTACTACTTTTTTTGTAGTTGTTTTTTTTGTTGCCATTACTTTTTATTTTATAAACCTGCTAAAAATGATGTAGTTAAATCAACCCATCCACCAACACTATTATATTTTTTAAATGATGTAACATTAATGTAAGCATTGTATCCATCATCTGTATTAATAAATGTTCCTGAACAATAAAATACATCAATCCCTGTTCCAACATTAGCACCAATTATTCCTGATGCACCTGTTAAAAAAGTATTTGAAGCTACTCTTATTTTTTCAGTAGCATAAACCATTTTAGCTCCATAAGTTGTTATAGCTGCAAGAGCCGCTTTAAATGGAAATAGTATAGCACATAGAGTATAGTTTTGATAATCATTTGGAAAGTTTGTTACAACTGGAGCAACAGCATTTGCTGCTACCCATGTAATTGCTGTAGCAACTGCACCACAAGTATTATCCGTTAAAGATTGCGTTTCACTCTTTCCTCTTCTCCAAATCCTTCCTACACTACCTGTTCTTGATATTCCAATATGCGGTGTATTAATCATAAACAAACCACCATTTGTACTTGTTGTAACATGTGATCCCCAAGCTTGTATACCTAATATACCTGTGTGAGGATAACCAGCTAAACCACCTGCCATGAAGGCACCTAAAAACTGATTCTGAGATGCAGGAGTCTGACCAATGTTTGAAATATCTGAATAAATAGGACCATCTATATCATCAGAACAAATTGAATCTGATAAAACTATATTATCTGGAGAGTAACCTTTTTCTTGTATAAAAGATTTAGCATAATCACCAAATCTTTGAACATTAACTGCTCCAGGATAAGTTACTTTAACTGTAGTATCATAGTCTACAGGATTAATTGTATTTCTTTCAACACCTTCTACAACAGGAAACCAATCTCCTGATACCGGTTTAATACTAGAAAGAATTAAAGCACCAGGTACAACAGTATCTGTTTTTGGATTTTTTAATGCATAAGGAGTTAATTTTGCCATGGTTATTTTCTTTTTAATGTTCTTACAGGAGGTTTAGCTAAAGTTCTAGCTGGAGCTTTACCTGCAGTAACAATTCCTCCTAGTGCTTTAATTTGTTCTTGTGCATGCTTTGCAACATGACTCATCATTTTAGGATCTTTTCTAATTTCATCAGCTCTCTTCAAAGTAGATAAGGCAGATTCAATTTCCCATCTGTCCATTTCCTTCTTTGCAGGAGTTGTAATTGCTTTAGTTACTTTTGCCATAACTATTTCTTTTTAAATAAATTTTTAAAAAATAATTTAATTTTAGTAGACAATGATACTGACTCAACTACTATTTCTTTAACTTCATCCTCAATTGTTTCTTCAATTGTTTCTTTGTGTTCAGAAATGAGTTTAGTTGCTTCATATGTAGCATTTTCAAGTACTGGTACCACTTCTTCAAGAGTTGTTTCAACTTCTTTTACAATTTCTTTTAAAGCTTTTTTTCTTGGAGCTCTTGGAGTTTTTACTTTCTCAACAATAGCTGCTTCTACTTTTTTTCTTGTCATAATTAAAAATAAATAAGCACCTCCTTATTTACAAGGAGATGCGGTTTTTGGTGCTTTAGAAATTCCTCCAACTTTTCCTTTTGGAGATTTGATTGCTTGTACAGCTTTGTTTGTACCACCTACTTTACCTGTTGGAGTTTTTGTAGCTCCCATTAGTTTCTTAGATTTAGTACCAGTTACATTTGCAGATTTCATTTTTATTTTATTTTAAGAGTTCCAATACTTTTCACAAGCCATGTTTAAGTCTTTCAAAATATCCTCATTTAAAGGATTTTTTAAGTGCTCTAATACATCAGAAACATTCCTACCTAACAATGCATTAGTTTTGGTATGATAGATATAACCATCGGCCTTATTAACAATATACTTAAAAAATACGGAATCTCTAACAATTGATTTAATTTTTAGTGTTTCCATATCCATATTAGCTGTTTCCATAAAGGTTTTAGCAGCTCTTTCTTTGTTTGATTCACCAGCTAAACCAGCAATGTAATTATCCATGTTTTCATAGATTACATCATTTGGTGTAGATTTTCTATATTGTGTACTATTGATATCTACAACTTTTGCAATGTAGAATAACTTAGTACTGTTTTTGTCAAATAATTTTTGCAATTCAGATAGAGCTTTGTTACGTAATTTTTTGTACTCAGTTCTAACCATTACAGTTTCTTCTTCTTTATCTAAATAAAACTTAGGTGGAACAGCTTTTGCTCTTGCATCTTCTAAGCTTTTTGAAACTAATGAGAATCCACCAGCTTCAATTGCATAAAGTTTAATTCTATCATATGGGTCTTTAGGATCCAGGAACACTGGTTCATTACCACATGAAATAAAAATTCTATTCCAGAAGTCAGAATTGTTTGGTCTTAGTAAAGTTACTTTAGCCCAAAAGTCTTTATCATCAATATCAATAACATTTGCAGCAAGCTCTTGCTCTAACTCTGCAACTGCTAATCTTATCTCTCTTACTCTAGCTTCTTTTTCTGCTATAGGAAGTAGTTTGATCTCCGGAGCAAATTCATTTAATCCAGTTACATATCTTACTACTCCATTGTTGTCTAAACAAGCTAATTGTTCATTGTGTGTTACTCCATCAAATAAACTCATTCCATAGTCTTCTAATCCCATGTTAGAAGCAGAGTTATCAAAGTAAGGTCTAACAGCAATTGCTGTTTTTTTAATTGAGCCTTTTCCGGTCTCAACCATTGTGAAATTTTCCATTATATTGTTGGTTTTGGTTTTTGTAAATTTAATTAATTATTCTGGCACATCTCCAGATATGTGTTATATTTTCTATCTAAATAGATAGTTGCATCTTTATACAGTAATTTAATAGCTTTACATGTAACATCTGAAATAGTTACTTGATAAACATTAGCATTTTTTCTTTTTTTAGGAACAGTTTTAGTTTGTATAGAGTTAGCAAGTAAATAAATTAAAAAAGAGTCTAAAGTATGTTCTGTACCATACAAATCCAATCTTAACCCATTATACTTACCATCAGCCCTTTTATCATTAGGATAATATATAGAACCATCACCATCTACCAAACCTCTCCAAAAATCTTTTGAACCTGTTAAAAGATTATGAGGTGTTATACTCAATGTTTTATTATTTGTAAAATCAAAGAACTTTAATTTGTCATATATTTTTTGTGAGCTAAAAGCACATCTAATATATGTAACATCTTTATTTTTTCCAGAACCTTTTACTTCTCTTATTGTACACCCAAAAAAATCACTGAACTTAACTAAATGTTCATGATCATCTTTTTGTAATGTGAGACTTATTCTAGGTCTTCCTTTTTCTATATGACCATCAGCATATAAAAAACCTATCCAATACAAAGCTTCTGGTGTAAGAATATCTAAAGCATCATCTTTAACTTCTTTACCACTTTTACCTTTTCTTATTAGTTCAGATCTACTCTTTAGTAAATCATGCTCTTTAAAAATTCTAGCTAAAACATTTCTGTCAACTTTTAACTCAGAACTTACTTGTGTTAATGTAGAACCTTGTAAATATCTTTCTAAAGCTATTTGGATTCTAGAGTCTGCTATCTGTAATTTTTTCATATTACAAATATACAGACTCTAGTTTTATTATCCAAATAAACAAGGTAATTATTTACCCAGATTGCTTAGAAACTTCCTCCTGTAATAGGGTTTCTCATTACAATCTTTAATACCTTAGTCGGATCTTTAACCCAAATAGCAGGCATTGTTTGAGACATCATTACACGGTAACCATTGAACTGACCTGAAGATTGGAACCCTTGAGTTCTTCCCATGTAGTCCATAGTTCCGTTTTGGTACCACCATTTCAATTGATTATCCCAAGATAATTTCAACAAGTAAATGTTGTCATTAGTATTATCAGTGATATCAAAGATAATGAATGAGTAAGAAGATAATGGGAAACCATCAATGATTGGATTCTCAATATCATTAGTGTGAACATTATCAAATGCTGGATTCAATACAAATTTCACGTTAGCCAAGAATGGGATAACATATGAAGTGTATGCAAATCCAAAGTTCAAGTCCATACCTTTACCAGTGATAGCACCTATATCAGCAGCTTGAATCAATAAACCAGAAGATACTGCTTCACGTTTGATAGCCTCATTTACCATTCTCATACCACCCATACCAGTTTGTACAACTAATGAGCGTTTTGGATCTGGACCTTGGAATTCAACTTTACCATTAAAGAAGTTGTAGATCTCACCACGGAATAAATCCAATGTGAAGTTATTCTTGTTGTAGATTCTTTTGAAAGAGTTATCTAACTGTTTCCAAAGACCCACTGACAATCTTAAATCATCTGGACCATCTTGTTTGATTCTACCACCTTGTCCCCACATCAAGTATGTCTCAATATCTTGAGCAATCTTAGATAAGTGAGCAGATTCCATTGTAGTTAAGAAAGTTCTAGATAAATCACCATTGTCAAAAGCTTTTTTAACTTTGTCTTTACCTAATGTCTTAACCATATCATCTAAGCTATTGATTGAAGGATCATTTAAGTTTGTATCAAATGTTCTCCAGATCTCAGTTACAGGAACTGTACCATCTGCATTCATACCACCTTTGATCATTAAATCTGCTCTAGAAGAAATAGAGTAATGAACGTGAGCTTCAGCACCTCCTACAAAGTTGTAGAATTCACGGAAACCAGCTCTAGTTTGGATGTCAGAGAATCTCTCACCATACTCACCACGAGCAGAACCTTTACGGAATACTTTAGTACCATTAGCTAAGTACTTGTTATCCAAGAACTTGAAGTTATCATTATTTACTAACTGTACGGTATAGATAAATCCATCACCTACAGGTAAAATATCTTCAGCTGTTACATAAAGTTCAACACCGTTATATTTGTCATATGTGAACATATCACCATGTCCAAACTCACGTCTGTTTAACTTTACTCTGAAAGTTGATCCTTCAATTCCTTTGAACTCATTATCTGGTTCAATGTCCTCAATAATGTAAGGAAGATCAATAGACACAGGAGTCTGCCATCTATATTCACCTCTTGCATTATCAACCATGATTACATTTTTTCCGCCAAAAGAAGACATTTGGTATAGGGGCATTTCAACTTTTTGAGCCATAGCCCATAAGTCTACTGGACCTAAATCCATTGGTTGTGCATCTTTCAACATGTTTACTAAGTGGTAAGAATCCACATGTGAACTTGCATTGTATGCAGTATCACGCAGAAATATACCATTGTTTAAAACTGGAGTTGCCATTTATATTTATTTATTAGTTACTTAATTAAAATGTACGTCTGAATATATTTGTATTCTGACGCTGTACTGTTTTTTGTGAAGACCCCGGTTTTTTAGTATCCGTTGCTCCAGTATTAGTTGAAGAACTTGAAAGTTTTCTTGACTCTTCAGTCTTCAATGCTCTCACAGTTTTTTCAACTGATTCTTTATTACCTACTTCTTTTACTCTATTTCTATATCCTTCTGGATCTTGTAATAACCAAAGTGCTTCAGCAATTAACCCATGATTAGGTTCAACAAACTGATACTTCTCTAACAAGTGTCCTAACAAGTTTGTATTCTTACCTGATATAGATGGGTAGTTAGGTTGAACCAATCCAGAATAAAGTAAGCTTTGTACTTTCTTATCCAATTTAAGTCCAGCAAGTTCACCCGCTGCAAGTGTATTATACACACTATCAGTATAAGCTTTAGCTTGTTTTTGTTGTTGTTCTTTTTTGTGCTCTTGTTCTGCTAATTGTCTTGCAACAATTTCTTCTTGCATTCTGTCTAACTTAGGTTTAAACTGATTAGCTTTTTGTTCAAGCTTATTCATGTCAGCCCAATCTTGAATCTCTGATTCAATTTCTTCAGCATTTCCAAAGTTAGTAGCCCAAAGATATTGTCTAGCAATTTCTTCTTGGTCACCTTCATTAGAAGGATCTAAGTCAATGATCTCTTCTACGTGCGCAAGAGTTCTAAAAAGACCCTTTAAATCTTGACCGCCATCAGCTACATATTTAGCAGCAATTTGAAGTTCTTCAGGAAGAGCATTAAAAAATTCTTTAGGAACTTTTGCCTTTACAGCATTTTCTCTTTCTTGAAAATTAGCTTCAAACAATTCTCTAAAATCTTTAGTGCTGTACTCCTCTAAAGGTTTCTCATCATCAAAAGGCATTAGAGTACCTTCCTCAATCATTTTTTGTGCTAAATCATAAAGACCTTCTTTATCTACTTTAGGTCTTCCTTTTGTCCCAGCTGTTTCTTCTTGAGAAATTAAATTATCTAACTCAGCAATAGTTTCTTCAACTTCTGCTTTATCCTCTACTGCTTGAGCTTTTTCTTTTGCAGTACTTGTTGTATTGTCAAGGAACGTAGTGTCAATGTTTTCTTTGGAGAACATGGTCTTAGGCTTACTTTCTTCAGCTGTTTTCCCATCTTCTGGAATCATGATGTTTGCAGCACCAGGGTTTCCAAATAATTCATCAATGTTTACATCAACCTGTTCTACCGTTGTAGAATCTTGAATGTCATCAAGATTAGTTGCATCTTTGTTCATGTTGTTGGTTTTGGTTTATAATTTAATATAATAAATAAACTTGATAAATTTAAAATTCTTAAAAACATTTTTTGCATTATATAGCTAAGCTTATTCTTTTTTTTATTTATAAGTATTTAAAATAATGACCTTTTGTTAAACCTGATTTAGATTTACCTTTACATACTCTTGTTATATGTGTAGGTTCAATTTTAAAAAACTTTGCTGCTTCAGTAACACTTTTAAATTCAAATAATACTACACCTTCTTTAGTTATATTACAAACAGGTTTTTTAAGTTTTTCACTTAAATAATTAAAACAATCAGGATTTTTTTTATATTTTTCTTTTAATTTTTGAGAATGCTTAACACCTATTTCTTTTCTTTTTTCATCACTTAAATGACCATAACCCAATAAAGTCAAACCTTCAGCATGCTTTTTTTTCATTATTTTAGAATGTCTTTTATGTTTTTCTTTCCAAAGTTCTGAATTTTCTAAAGATTTAAGTCTTTTTTCTTTGCTTTCATTAGTTGCTTTATAACCTGTTGTTCCTTCACCTCCATCAGTATGATTTGTTAAATCAAAACCCCAGGTTTTAAATTGTGCAATCCAATATTGTTCTAACCAAATCCATTCACCTTTAATATTGTCTATAACAACCATCTTAGGTTTTTTATCTTTTAATGAAAGATGTTTAATCCAACTATTTACTTTACTAAGTCTTATAGATCTTTTCCATTGGTAAATATGTTGATTATATCTGTTTTGAGGTTTCACATTAGTTTTACCAACATATCTTACTTTATCAGTTTCAGGATCTACTAAAGTATAAATATAAGTTATCATATTTTTTTATCTGCTTTTAATTCACTTTTTGTTTTATTTTCTCTTGCAATTTCTAGTTGTTTATTAGCAATTTCTTTTTGAGCTTGTATTTTTTCTCTTTCAATTTGATTCTTTTGAGAGTCATTATTTTGTCTATTAGTTTCTTTTTCTCTCTGAAGATTCATTTGATCTTGAAACTGTTCACTATCTTTAATATCTTTCATAGCATCAATATAATCAGATTGCATGTTTTGGTTTATATCTACCATAGAGCCCATACCAGCAGCTCTGATTTCTGCAATTAAAATATCTTTCTGTCTATTTTTTTCATCTCTCATTTCTTCAGCATCAATCTCCATTTTCTTTTGTTTTTCTTGAGACTCAATTTGCTGTTGTTGCATTTCTTGTTGATGTTGTTGTTCTTCTTGTTTTTGTTTTTGTTGTTTCTCTTCAGCAGCTTTAAGTGTATTATTAACTTCAGAGACAGTATCTGCTTGCACAAGTTTTCCTAAATCATAAATAGTTGCACCAGTAGTATTATTAGTCATAGCCATTTGTTTCAATTGCTCTAACACAGCTCTATGATTTGCTGTAGTGGTACAGAATATATTAAGATCTCTCATTAATAAGTCTGTCCCATTTATTTCAAAGTTTACTTTTTCATCTGTGGATGTGACATAGGAAAGTCTAGCTGACGGTTTTGTTGAATGATAATATTGTGCAAGATCTGTTCTCATTGTATGTACTCTAGGCATTAAGTAATCACAGTGCTGTATAAAGTATACTTCAGTTTGTGCATATGATGCTGATGCAGCTTGCTCTACCCCTGTAGCAGTCATTTGAGATAACTGTTGTCCCAATCTTTGAGGATTAATCCCAATTACATCATATGCTTGTTGCTTAAAATGTTCTGATAATTTAATCCTTGACATTAACCTATTTGTTTGTTCAAGATCTAATTTTTGAAAATGTTGAAAGTTTACTGGGTTTTCTGTATTTGTAATAGATGTATCAAGCGGTAACATCTGGAAATTTTTCATAGCAACATAAGCTTTTGCTAAGTTGTTTTTTCCCCAGTCTTCTCCAGCAGAGTGTCTTGGTAATGCATTTTGATCAAGTAATATTACAGTACCTAACTCATCAACTAGTATGTCAGCTATTTGATTGTTTACAATATTGTACCCAATCTGATATGGCTTCATTAAATCCAACAAAGATGTTGACTTAGTATTTCTATCAGAAAACACAGCTCCTTCTACAGGAAGTTTACAACCATACAAACTATTGTCACCTTTAAATTGAAATCTTAATGGTCCAATATGGTTTTTATCTATACCAATGTATAGTGGAGAAAATCCTCCAGGATTGTTCATACCCCAGAATGAAGGAATATTTGGACCAATTTTTACACCACCCCAAACTTCATTAATCCATATCCAGTCAATATGCTCTCCATATACAAGAGTCTCTTTATTTTTATTTTTAAATAGTCTTGTATCATAAATTGGATTATCTGTTATTTTATAATCTTCAGTTATAATCTCATTAACAACTTCTCCGTTTTCTTTTATTTTTGTTAAGTGACCAACTTTTCTTTGAGATTTCCAATAACAAGTTGTAACTCTTAATAAATATGCTGTACCTTGATCATAGTAATCTTCTCCTTCAGAAAGAATTTGATTGACTATATCTCCACCATCATATACAGAACCAGCCATCATTGTGGTATATTGTCTATATGCTAATGAAGGCATGTTAGTATTCCATTCATGAGACTTAGTAGCATCATAAAATGTACCATCATTTTGACCACCTATTGTATAACCCGCAGATCTAATTGGGTAGACTGCTTCTAATGCTTCATGTTGTTCTTCTGTAAGTACATAACCATACTTATCAATTACATCAGCTACAGTCATCATGTCTACTTTACCTACCCAGTTACCTTGAGAAATATACCTTGCATCAGGAGACTTGTGATAGAAAGTAACAGGAGGATTCCATAGTTCTACTTCATAGTCATCTTCCATCATTCTAAAATGCCAAAACTCTCTGTCTGTAATAAGCATATCTCTGAACCCTCTTTCTTCTAGCTCATCCATATGGAATCTTTCAACATCTACTTTATGTTGGTGAGAAGCCCATTGTTCTACAAGAGATCTGTAATTTTTTTTAAAGAAGCCTTCTATTTCTGGTAATGATTTAATACTTTCTGGAGCCGTTTGTTGTTGTGCTTCAGGAGAGTTGGGATCCAACCCTTGTTCTAATAAAGCAGCTTGTATTTTATTAGTTGCATCTGACATTAGAGTATCTTCTACCATCTTTCTTTTTTGCTCCATCATCTCATTATATGAGAAATCATCAATGGCTCTGTAAGTAAGTTTGGTAGATCTTTTAGCAAATTCAGCTACAAGAACATTAATAACATTTGGGATAATAGGATAAAACTTTAACTCTAAAGCAGACCAGTCTTCTCTAGTTAATACATCAACAATTTCTTTCATTTCATTGTTTTCTTCAACTATATAGTCTGACTTGTCTATAATACCTTTAGCAAGCTTATAGTTTTTCATCAGCCTCCGTGCATTTCTACGGATTTGTTTTAACCCATTCCACTCTAACCAGTCAAGATTCCAAGCTGCCCACTCTTCATCTTTTTCCTTTTTAGGAACAAATTGTAAAGGTTGAGTAATACTACCCATTCTGTTATGAGATGCCTTTGCTCCTTTTTTGAGCTGCATAGCGTTAAATACTTGCATAACTATTTTATATTTTTAAATGGAGATCTTTTTACATTTTGTCCTCCTGATGAACTACCTGAAGTCCTCCCCATATGACGGAAAGGACTACTGTTTAATTTAAACAAATTTTCTGACTTCTGCAAGTTTTTGGCTGCATCATCCATGATGACTCTCTTAGCATAACCTCTGTTTGCTTGCTGTATTCTCATGAATGCAACCAGTGCACAAAATGCTACAAGCCTATCCACATTGACTCCATCTGAGTATGCACCCATTTCTTTTAGCAACATAATATCTGGTATCCTTTCAATACCATATTTAGTTCTTACAATAGTACCATCAGATTTAGTTTCAACATCTAATTCTTCTTTAGTATATTCTATAGCATAACTTAATAAGTGAGCTTTGAATAATGTTCCTGTATTCTTCCAACCATACTCCTGATATACTGAATTATTAGAACCAAGATCTTTTAAGAACATTATTTGACTTTTTGGTACTAAGTACTTCTGCTTCTTTCTAGAGATCATGTACTGGATAAATAATGAGATGTTATTCTCAATTACTGTCCAGGCATTATACCATTCTATTATTGTCTCAAGTCTTTGGTGAGTTTTATTAATATCATCAAACCTTCCGCACCAAGCTGCTACAATTTTATCTGGTTCTATATATGTTTCAGTTTCTATACCTGTAACCTTTGTTACTTCTACAGGAGCTTTCATTATATATATAGAACACAAAGATTCAGATGTAGTTGTATTATGTGTAACTAAGGCATGTTCTGTAACATAAAGATTATCTAGTGCATCAACTGATATACAAACTGCTTCTGCATCATCAATGTATTCTATATTTGTTATGTATCTACTAAATACTTTAGATTTTTTATACTTGTCCTTTTTTCTAGATAGTAAAAAAGGTTCCAATCCTCTTGGTAAATTCACTCTTACAATATAAGAATCTAGATGTGTGGTTTTCTTCATTCTTATTTTAGCAATACCTCCTAAACTTTGAACTAATTCAACTACATCATATGCAAGTTGTTTAGAAGAAGAATAAAATTCTACACCATGATTTGTACAAGAACCATCTGTATCTAACAGTCCATTTAATAAAACTATTCTTTGTGAAACTAGAGCATATTTATATTCTTCAGGTATAAATTTGTGTTCTGATTTTAAACCCATTAAACTCAGATTTCTTAATGTTTTTGTTAAAGAATTTCTATTACCCTTTTTTGTAACTATTGAATAATCACAATTATTACCCTTTACTTTTTTTAATTCTAAATCATCAGGTAAATACAATTGCATTTTATTAATTATTTCTTCATCAACTGAACTAAATCTGATTGATTTTTGAGATAAACCACCATCACCAAGTAAGGCTCCTAGCACATAAGGATGTATAGGTTGTTTATTTCTAGAAATATTTGCATTTACTTTTTTTAAACCCTTTGGTTGAAAATTAATGGGCTTAACAATAGGAATAGACCATTTATTTCTATTTTGTTTATCTTTATAATAAGTAGAAATTGAATATTCTTTTTTAATATTTCTCCCAGTACCTGTATATGTGATTGTTTTTGTAGTATCCAATAAATCTTTTACAGAAAGAGTTATATATCCTTTAGTTCCTCCATTTAATTTTACATTCCACAAGTGATCTTCACATACTTTAATACTATGCCCATCACTAAATGTAATTTTACATAATTTTTTAATACCTTGAGGATATACACCAATTACATTTATCGGTTGACCATTAGAACCAATCACTTGATCTCCTATTTGTATGTTACCTATTCTTTTTTTACCTGTTGGAGTATATAACATATTATCAACATGTTCTGCTTTACCTTCAGCTACGGGGTCAATAGAAGCATAGTACATTCCAAAGTTAGGATTCTCAACGGGTCTTTCCCATACTACAAGAACTCCTGTTTTATCTTCAGTATTTTTTGTAATTGGAAATTCTGTAATTGGTCTTTTATTACTATGCTCAGGAAGTATCTTTCCATTGGCATCTCTACCTAAATCTAAGAACTCATATGGGTAATCTTTATCTTCAATTCTTCTTTGTTGTGCTGTTATCAAATGCATTGGAAACTTAGATACTGTTCTGTTAGCAAAAGCTTCTTCAATGTTTCTTGGATGCTGAGAAATCCTTAACTGATATGTTTCCGGATCAAGTTCTTTTTTCCATTTTTCAAACTGATCATCTAATGCTTCTAATGCTTCTTGTACTTTAGAATTTCCAAAGTTATCAATATAGGGAGGCATAGACCATTGCTCAGGTATAAATAACCCAGATTTTCCTACAGAACCTTTATTATCTAGCAAATCAGTTTCTACAGAGTATATATCATTTTCAGTTGGATACAGAATCATTTTTCTTAATGGTTCACATTGAGATAAATCCCCCACTGATCCTGCTGCAATAAACATACCTGTAGTAGTTAAACCAGATCTCATTGCAGGACGCATATACTCATATGTATTATTCATTCTTGGAGCAATACCAGCCTCCTCATGGAAGAAGTACTTAACCGGACCCCCTACACCATTTGTTGGATCTTTCTCAAATGACATACCTTGAATAGTACCTTTAAGACCTACTTCTGTTTTTCTGTCCCCTCTCCTTACCTCAATCTTCTGTTGCCACATCATCACCTTGTCTGGAGACATAGGTCTATACCATGCTGTATGTTCATTAAGAAAAGCCGCGTACTCTTGTAAAAACTTCCAGGAACCTTTCTCATTAATGTAGTCTTTAAGGCTGGCACCAATCTTTAGAGTAACCCCTTCTTCAAACCATTGCTGGTTAAGAAGTTTAGCCATGTGATAATAAGAAGAAGCTATCTGTCTTTTCTTTAGAATAGCTACATGGTTATAATTTAATTCTGATAGTATTTCATAAAGAGCCATGTGATATTGAGCATCTCTAATATCAGCAAAACCAAATTTTTGAATTTCTTTGTTAAAGATAGGTAAGAAGTTTAACCACATATAGTAGTCTCTAGTCATATACCAAACTTTATCATTTTCTTTTATCAATAGCCCTCTTCTGCATTTTGCTTTCTGATCATCCCAGTATGTTATAAAATCTTTAGATTTAAAAGGAGCTGTACAGTAAACTTTGTCTTTATTAAACTTAGCCGACTCTTGTGTAAATAAATGTGTAGTAGTATCATTGAATTCATACTTACCAGGTTCTTTAAAAACATTAGTTAGTAAGTATTCATAGAATTCTTCTCTGGAATTAAAGTCAGTAGTTGTCCATGTACCATTATCCCATGTAGGTATGTCTTGATATATTTCTCTCATAATTATTGATCATATCCTAAACCAATTCCTCCGCGCACTTTGCTGGATTGTTCTTCTTGTAAATCTTTATATACTCCTTTAAATGAAGTTCTGATATCATTAAAACTTTTAGCAGCTGCAATAATAGAATTCATGTTACCGTCCCTACCTGTAGTAAGTGTTGATGTTTCCATAAACTTTGCCAATCTATCTAGCATAGATGCAATACCTTTATATGCTCTTGATGTTGGTGTTTCATACATTCTTTGACAGAATAGTAAACCAATAGCAATGTCATCATCTTCTGTAGAAAACTCAGCTTGTATTTCATGAAGAATTATAGATTCTTTATCTATTTCCGGAGTATGAAAAAATGGATTCATATCTGGATTAGGACAAGTCATGTAAAAAAAATACTGGTATATCTTTAAGTAGTCATCTGGATAATTATCCATAATATCCTTTAAAGCTTTCAGTGTATAACAATGTTCAGTAGGAATCACCACACCATTTTGCACATCAAACAATCTTACTATCATACTATTTTTTTTTAATTATTATTTTGTTGTCTTTGATATAATGCATTAAAGCATTAACCTCATCTACAAGATACGGAATTACCATTGGAATTACTTCTTTTATTACAGGATCTCCATTGTGATTTAGTTTAATTACTGGATATCCATATTTATCTTCTGAATCAACTTCAAATAAAACATGATGAATAAACATCTTTCCTGGTTTTAATTTAGGGTTATGTTTAAGCATGATGTACATGTAGATACTTAACTGAATTGCATAATGATTAAAGTTACAATCATCTAAACCATCTAATGGAAATTGTAATTTATCTGAAGCTCCTTCCCAGTTTACAAAAGATTCTTTCTTGATCTCTTTGTTAGTCTTGTAGTCAATGATATTTATTTTACCATTCACTACCTCAACTAAATCTGACTGACCACATATACCTGCAGATTTAAGATAAACCATA